AGACAAGAAAATCTTAGGGCAACTCGAGATCTCCAATAATACTTGGCTAGATCAGCAGAATGCACAGATTCATACATGTAGTTACGAAACCATCTATACGTACCTGATTTCCACATGAACTCAGGTAGATTTTCATCCAACAATTGAACAGTGGTTGCAATTAGGCTAGTTTTACAATGTACGAAATCTGCCACTATGCCCTCTTCTAATCCTTTACTCAATCTTGAGAAAGTGTCAGTGGGTGCAAGTGTATTGCAGCATTTCTGAAAAGCATTACCTATAGAACTACAAAAGAGCTCTTGAAGAGTTGGAAATAAAACGGCTGAACCAAAAAGACTCGCAAGAGAAGAAGGCCCAAAGTGAGTTTCAATTTTCTGAGGGTTATCGGGCTTACAAACACAAGTTGGTAGGCAACACTTCAGACAAACTTTCATCGTTTTAACACTTTCAAGCATTCTATTTTGTGCAGCTAGGTGACTAATACAGTGATCACGTAGTACAATGCACAGCTGACTGAGATTAATGTTTTTGCAACGAAACTTAGTTCCATCGGCGTTTACATGTGTGTACGTTTGATAAAACGCACGCTCAGTTCCATTCATAGTTTCTCTGGAAACGCATTCCTCAACATGGAAAAGCCAAGCATCTGGCAATGATTCTGATCGGAAAGTCTCATGGTTGTTGTCCAACATAGTAGATCCAGGTTTGCAACACTCAGGTCTGACCTCAGTGTTTATAGTCAAATAACGTCTCCAAATAGATGCGGCATTGTTTGAATACAAATGCGCATCCAATGTCTTAACGTTTGTAGTCATAACAATGGCAAGCATAGCAGCAAAAATTTGACCCTTAGATTCCACATCAGCTTTCATAACTTGAGTAGGAATATTATTGATAAATTGAATTAGCACGTCAGTGTGTGACATACCTTTTGAACTCATCCCAGGTTTACCATTGGCAACATCATCAATAATAACCCCTTTGATTCCAGAGTGCATTGTAGACATATACTGTTCACACAGATTAACTGTAGTAGTATTATCTTTAGTACTCTGGATACCGAAGGAAGCCAACATGATGGAGAGAGCTAAATTGGCTAACCAACTTTTCCCAATAGACGAAGGACCACTAAACAAAACTGCAGCAGGAGCCATTCTAAGCTCACTACTTTTCATAATGACTGCAATTGCATCAGCTAAATGCAGCAACTCCTTGTATTTTCTGTTAATAACATCATTCACAACAGAGTAATCTTTAGACATTCTAAGTTTGTTCAATTTCTTCATCGCTTCCAAGTTACGATATTGCAACGCTGGTAAATCTGAAACATTTCCTCTTTTCACTTCAGGTATCATTGAACATAGTTCATCAACATCAGTGAAAACTTCTTGAGTTTCTGGAGAAGCATACAAAGCTGGAAGAATACTCTTCTCTTTTATGCATCGAGCTCCAGTGGAGTAAACCCAATCTAAACTTGTGATAATAGAATCCACTAAGTCAAAAGGGTTAGATACTCTTTTTGTAGCTTCAAGAGTGACTAGCTTGAGATTTCCTATCTCAACAGCACATGCAGTTTCTTCACTGCACCAAACGGCTAATCCAGCACAGAACAACTTGTTCATATGGGACCAGACTGGATTATTCTTAACAGATTTCCAACGATCTGTGAAAAACATCTGGGGCTCAACGCCATCTGGGATAAAGAGTCCAGCTATCTCTTGCATTACATCAATTAGAGAAGCAACTAAACTTCTGCCAGCCAATGCCTTAATAAATTGGGCTATTGCGGTACATACGTCCATAGTGTTTCTTGCTCTTGCCATGTGATACACGAAAAAGGCCATATCTTCAAGTATGCTAGCAACATAATGATAGAATTCAGAGTTTGAATTAACTCCTTGTATTTTTTCCATGCTTTCTAGCAGAACTTTTTTCAGATCTTGAGCGTCCATTTGGGGACTTGTGTGAGGTTCACCAATTGTGTCTTCACCAGTACAGATAGTGCAAAGTGCTCCTTTCTTAGGAACAACTAAACTACAATTTATGCATGTGATACACCGAACACACGAACATTCCATCACCCAATCCCAGGCAGGATCTAAAGGATGATGATTGTCGCATTTCCTAGTGTCTGTGCAAATTTTACAAGCTCTGAATTCTTCTTTAACTTTACCACGTCCAAAAGGATGTGGTTTAGAATGTGGAATGATTCCAAAACAGATTTCAATCTCGTCTTTTTTGTACTGAACGAGAAATTGCAGTTCTTCTTTGCGCTTTTCATCTTTTTCTACGCTCAACTGGGTCATTAATTCGACAAGTTGGCGCATCTTTTCCTCTATATACTCTTTACTGAAAGGATCTAATCCTTCTTCAGATTCTATAAGCATTTGAGGACGTACTGAATTGCACTGTGCTCTTAGAGCACTTCTCTTTTTGGCTTTGGGATTTTTTGTACGAGTTTCCCTACTCGGTGTGGAACCCATTTTATATGTTGGGTTCCCAGAAAGTGCCTTTTCAGGCTTAGTGATGGGGACTTCATTAAAAATTTCATCACTAATACATATACTTTCCTTTATTTCCTTGTCCCTTTTTGCACTAAGGTCGTGCACGGTGCTATAACACCTTTTAATATCACGGTAATAAGAAAATCTACGTAAATGTCTAGTCTCTTTAATATAAGACTGAACATCACTGATCATCTTTCCGCGATCCTTACACCTCTTCTCTCTCCTGAGAGACGCCTGTGTGATTGGCCACAATTTGCAGTCCCCACATGCTTTACACATGGGGTAATTGTGGAGGTGACTGACGGCCTTAACATCAGACACGCACCCTAACGTTGCATTACTTAATTCTTTATTCATGATTTTTTAGGGGTTTTGTGTGGGGACCA